TAAATTTATATATATCATTGTAGGAAAAAATATCAGCACAAATGGGCTTTATACTAAAAGATGATTTAAACGCTATTGCAACTAGCGAAGATATATCAATATTAAGTGATGCGAATGACCGTATTTTGGAACAATGTAACAAAATTGCATGTGATGAAGCAATGGGATATTTGGCAGGAAAATATAATATTGACAAAATTTTCGCAAATCCGAAATTGTATGATGATACTATCGACACTTACAAAATTGATGATCGTTTGTATGTTGTTAATTCTGCTACAACAGAAGTAACACATTACTCATGCATAATGAGCGGTATGACATCAGGCACAACAATTACCGATACAACTTACTTTAAAGAAGGTGATATACGTGATTATAAACTATTGGAAGTTGTTATGAGTATGTCATTGTTTTATATTCATAAACGTTTAAGTCCTAACAACATACCACTTTTTAGGATTATAAGTTATGACGGAAACGGCAATGATAAGATCATGTCAGCTATAAAGTGGCTGACTATGATACAAACAGGATTGATACAACCTTATAATTGGTTACTTAAAGCTGATGATGTAACAATTACTGATCCAGATGTATCAGAACCATCCGATTTATTGGGAAATGATCCCAGTGTCGGAATGATGTGGGGAAATGAAATAAGTGCTGGTATGAATGCTTATTATTATCATTATAATAACATTCCAGATGCGAATTTAATAATAAAAAAAGATGAAGAAATAGTATAATGGCTAATATATTTTCAAATATTTTCAATAAAAAAGAAGTAGAAGTTAAAGAAGTTAAAGTTGAGAATGAATCAATATCAATTGAGCAATCGAAACCGTCTGCTTTGAATAGCTACGAATATCGCGAACCCGAATTATTTAATATTACTTTAAAGAATTGGCGGTATGGTGTTGAGCAAGCATTAAGCGAAAACAACCCAGATAGGATTGAACTTTGCGATGTATATAATGCAATGCTAACATACGATTCTCAGATCATCGCATCAATTAATCAGCGCAAACTTCTGACAGTGCAAGGTGTTATATCTCTTTATAATGAAGATGGTACTGTTAATGAAGAAGCAACTAAATTGATTAAGACACCGAACGGTTCAACAGTCGAATGGATGCGTAACTTTTTGAATTATAGCATGGATTCTATTTTTTACGGATTCGAACTTATTAGTATCAATAACAAGAATGGTGAAATAAAGGTGAATAAAATACCAGAAAAGAATGTTATACCTCATCTATACTCGGTGATTAAAGATACAAGATATGGTAACACACCCTCTAATTTATTTAGATATGATGAAGGTTCGATTGATTTCGTTACTTGTAAGGTGAGCTATGATAATAATTTAAGGAGTTTAGGTTTACTTTCGGCTTGCGCTCCATCATTCTTTTCAAAATGTACAAGTGAATGGGCATCACATACTCGCAAATACGGAATGCCAATCCGAGTATTGAAACTCGAAAACACACAAGATATAAATAAAATGAAGGCTGGGCATAATTCTTTAAAGAATATGCAGACTGGTAGCTTCATAACAATGAACAAGAATGACGAATTCGAGTTTCATGGCGATAACTCAAAAGGTTCTGAAATGTATGAGAAATTGAATATTGAATGCAATAATAATATTTCAAAAATAATATTAGGACAAACAGGAACGTTGGATGAAAAGGCATATGTTGGTAGTGCAGCTGTCCACGAATCAATACTCGGTTCAATCATTCGCAACGATCGAGAATTTCTCGAAAGTATAGTAAACTCACAACTTATTCCGAAACTTCAAATCATGGGACTGCTTCCGAACAATGTTTACTTCGGAATTTCCCAAGAACAGAAAGAAGATGAAACCGTTAAATTAGCTAACTTAAAGACTCTCAATGACATGGGTTTCAAAGTCACAAAGGATTTCATTGAAAAGAATTTCGATGTTGAGATAGAAGATAAAGAAAAAGTTGAACCAATAATTAAAGAAGATAATAAAATAAAAGAAGATAATAACGACAATGGCGAGAACGGTAACAGTAATATATAATGAGATGTTAGCTGAGAAAGCTAAATATCAATCTTTAGATGATCTAACTAACACAACATCAACAGCAATTTGGAGTTCAGTAATGTATGCGTGTGCAGTTGTTATGGCTACGTTTGAACAACTACAAGATGTTTTCAAATCTGAATTATTGATACAAGCTGGTAAACTTCCGATTGGTACTACGAAATGGTACGCTCAGAAAGCATTAGATTATCAAGAAGGATATTCATTATTCTATAATAGAAATAATGGTGGTTTCGAGTATCAAGTTAATGATGATACTGTTAAGATTAATAAGGTATCAAGCTGTGTTGCAGAAGGTGGAAACATCATTATAAAGGTAGCAAAGGACAATGGTTCAGGTGGTTTAACTAACCTTACTGAACCTCAAATTGTGCAAGTATATAATTATTTTCAAACTATTAAAGTTGTCGGACCTTTATTAAAAGTGTTATCTCTATCACCTGATTTGATGAGATTAAACATTAAAATAAAAGTTGATAATACAAAAATAAATAACTTAGGTCAATCAGTAACATCACTTACAACATATCCTGTTGAGGATGCTATCAATCTTCATATCGGTTCATTCTCATTACAAACATTCGGTTCTGAGTTAACATTACTCTCAATAATTGATGCAATTCAAGCCGTTGATGGTGTGCTTAATGTTAAAGTAAACGAATGTAAAGCTAAAAGTGCTGATGATGTGGTATTTACCGACGTTCTCGCACACGAACTGAACACATATTATTCAATAGCAGGATATTTAACAATTGACCCTAATTATACTCTAAGAAATAATATTGTTTATATATGATATTGAGCAGAACTTTTATTGATGTTAAACGATTAGCAACAACGTGCATTAATTATTATACTCGTTCGAAATGGCTTTTGGATTATGTTAAATCAATTATCAAACCATTGGAATATACTGTTAATCAATGGATTAAGTATAGTAATGATGTTCGAGAATATGTTAAATACTCTAACCAGAAGGGCAGTCTTAAAGTATATGTGGATGATCAGGTTGATATAGTTGAACAACGATCATACATAACCGAAAATATATTTGAAACTTTGGTATTAACAGGTTATGCACAATTCGAACCTAATTCAGATAAGTACACATGGATTAAAGAAGTTGATCCAAACCCTACTAAATTGTCAGGTTACGCATCATTTACAGGTGATACATATCAATATATTTTAGAACCTAATTATGATGAGAATTTGAAACTTTCTGGCTACGTGATATTTCAATCTCTCACTGCTCTCATGGATACAAATAATTTATTTTTAAAAGATATAAATGATGCGTATATATTTGTTGAAGATGGAACTATCACGAATTCATATAAGTGGGTATTAGAAGGTAAAATTGAGAAAGATATTATATTTTGGATTGCATCTGAAATATATAACGCGATGTCAGTCCAAGAAAGAGATACATTACTCGCAAAACTTGGTAGATATGTTACAGCTCCTTACACATACACACTTCAACCAATAACAGTTTAAATAAAAAAATATAAAAGATAAAAAGATATGGATTTTAGAGTTTTACATTCGGGAAACGAAAATAATATTAGTAATGATGATGTGATGTTCATGCAATATTCAAACTATTTTGGTTTGAATGCAATAGGCAAAGGCATAGATGAATCAAATGAAGGTATCACAATACAAGGATGTCAATTAATTGCAACATATAATCAAGCCGATGATACGATAACTGCTGGAATATCAGATGGTTATATAGTTATAGATGGTAAGCAAATTAAATGTGAAGCAACTGCGAGTATTCAATTTACTTGCCAATATTTTATGGGGTATAGGCGAACTTCTTTTATATTCGCAGAAGTTGAAAGTCGTTTTAATATATTGGGAAATAAAAATTATGATGATGGACAAACAAAAGACACATGGAAAGAAGATCGCATAAAGCTATCATACTCGTTTTCTTCTACTCCGATTGCTGGTACTGTTTTGATTGGTAGTGCATTAGCATCTGGCGCACAAGGTGGTACACCTTCACCAATAGTCGTATTACAAACCATATCATCTATCTCACAAGCAATCATAAAAAATACTGGGAACGGTGATATACTAACAACACATCGTGGTGGAAGACCAGATGAATGTGTTTCGGTATCAAATCTTTATGATGTTGTCCAAAATTATTCTTATATAAAAATTTATAGTTCAACTAAAACAATAGATATAAATAATAATTTGGTATTCCAATTTACACTTCCGAATGATACAGTTGATGCATTTTTGGTGAGTTGTAAGGCTAAAAAAACTGGTGAAACTGGTAATGTCTGGTATGGTAATAGACCAACAACAACAGGCACATTTACACCAGATGGAAATCTTTGGTTCGTAAATTTAGATACTAAAAAATTGTATGTAAGTTTTGATACTAATATAGGTGAGTTTGCATATGCTATTATAGCAATTTCACGAGTTTAATATAAAAAATATTTGATATAAATAAAATGGCAATTGATAATATAATTAATTACGACCCCACAAAAGACAGATTACTCATGCAAAATGCTGGTAATATGTTATATCAAAAAACAACAGCTGGTAATAATCAACTTCAAAATATATTAGAGAATAATCCAGTTGGGCGTACTTCGATGGGTACGCCTTACTATGATTCTGTTATATTTTGGCTCAATGAAGATTACTATACAGAAGGTTATATTAATTGCGTTATATCAGCAAATAAGATGATTAATATCAGCACTACTACTATACAAGGTAGAGGTAGTAATGTATTACAGTATGTTGATAAAGGTGGTTGGGAAATCGTTTTTAATATCAAACTAGTCTCAGACTTTCAAACAAATGAAGTCGAAGATGCTGACAATATTAAAGAACGTCAAGTTGGTCGTAATCCTTCACCAATAATGCAAGACATCGCAACATTGTCAAACCCTCTTAGTGTTTTTGACAGTCCTGCGAATTTCCGATGGCAGACTGATTATCAACCAGATAAGAAACTTAAAAATATTTTAGAATTCTTTGATACATTTTTTGATGATGTAACTTACCAAAATATTAGAGTTACAAGCAAGTTTTTAAATAACAATTTAGGTACAGAAAGGGTGATTCCATACTCAATTTCTACTGCACAAAACGTTGATTTTACAAATCAATACGACATTACTATATCTTGTTATTCTGATATAGATTCAGATTCACAATATTACAATGATGAAATAATTCCAACTGAAAACTAATATGAGCGAAACTAAATTAAAAATAGAAAAGAAAGATGATATACTCGTTTATGACATACCAGAAGTTGTTAAGTATCTAAATGATAATATGTTACCAGAAATAATGGATTTAGCACTAAATCATTATCTCGAAGGTTTCCCAACATCCAACACAGAATTGGGCGGTGGGAGAACTAACATTTCAACAAATGGTTGGGTGAAACGTCAAGAAGATTATAATCACCCTGCTCTAGTCAAATCAGGTAGATTAAAAAACTCATTAAAAATAGAAGGAGATAGTATAGTTTCTGAAACCGCTTATGGTGAATATCATAATGATGGAGTAGATGGTCGTTTACCGCAACGTGAATTTCTCGGTGAAAGCGATGAGTTAGAAAATAAAATTGTCAAATTTATCGAAGATAAGTTAGAAGCTCTCATTTTGAAATAACATCAAATAATTTATATATATAAGCAAGGAGATACTATAAAAATGGGAGCATACAAGGTTCTATACAACAACATATACGATACATTAAGTGGTTCAACGGTATTAAAAACGGTTGAAGATTTTAATGGTCAATACCAAAATCAAGAAATTAATAATATTAATAAATATCCCGCTTGCTATATAGAAGCTAATAATGTTTACTGGGATAAGAATACAAATATGTGTTACACATTAGCCCAGCCACCTCAAAATGGCAGGGCGACAATCCGTTTACATGTTGTTCATCACACATTAAAAGCTCATAACAAAACTTCAAAGAATGAATTATTTGATTTAGCAGACCACGTTACTTCTTTGGTTCATCGTTTACAAGCAATAGACAATGATGCGGGTAATTACACAACATTATTGCGCATTCAAGAGCAATATATTACTCCTAATAAGCAATTGAATATAGCAATTATAACTTTTGAAACTCAATTAAACGATCTATTCCATGTTGCTACATACGATTTAACATCAGGCATAACATATACATTATCAACAGATTACATCTAATAAAAAATTTATAATAATAACAAATGTCAGAAATATTAGGATATAAACTTACTCAGACAGGCTTTCAAGTTCAGAAAATTTTGGACAAATCGGACGATGCAATAGTAAATGATGCGGGTATTATTAAAGTAGTTGCTGATGAGTATTATGGTGATGGAAGTCATTTAACTGGTATCGTTACTGGTGACTACCTACCTTTAACTGGTGGTGAATTAACAGGCGCATTAACCGCAACTACTTATTACGGTGACGGATCTCATTTAACTGGTATAGTTACATCACTATCATTCGATGATTTAACTTCTACTGCACATACACATATTATATCAGATGTTAATGATTTAACTCAACAATTAGACAAGAAACAATCAGTTAATGTAGGTTTCTGTGAAAGTTGTCCAGTTTTATCAATTGACATTATCCGAAATGATGCAACTAGAACGTTGACTATAAATACTATAAGAGGTGGTGAAGCTATATCAGCATCGAATCCTATTAAATTTTTCACAGCTGATAATGGTATCAAATCAGCATGGGAGAAATCAACACCTCAAAGTGTACAATGGTCTGATACTAAAGGACTTAAATATATTTATTTCGACCATGATGGGATATTAAAAAGTCAAGATAATCCGTGGTCAATCGGTGACCTTACTACTGTCTGGCGTTTATATTGGAATCCAGCGCTTAGCGGTAGTGCGCGTATTGTTAGAGAAGCATATGAATGCCATTCAAATTCAATTTCATCCGCCGATCATATCTGGAAGCACCTTTATGGCGCAATACACGGGTCAGGATTAGACCTTGTTGCAAATATATTACCAACTGGCGCACCAGCATCAACTGGTCTAAATACTTGTGTATCTCTTACTTCTGGAGTCTGTATTGATGACAACCTACCTTATACTATAACAAATACAACAACAATTGGTGA